TTCAAACTTATTTGGTTTTTACAATTTCTTTTTCTAGATTTAAGGGAATAAGGAAATGTTGGATGCACCAAGGCGGGCATAAGCGGGGGTTATTGGTTTGTACTAGGTTTTAAATACCCCCGCTTTTCCAACACCTTTAAACTATAACATTATAGCTATGAAAGCAAAGAAGTACACACCGGAGGAAGTTGTAAGGATATTACATCTCACCCACAAATTCAAGGGAGCCTCACTTATCCTGATCCTTGAGAAACTAGGTTACACCATTTCCCAACATGTGTGCAAGTTTGGTAATATAGGCTGCGTCTACGAATCTGGAAAAGGTGCCAGAGTTCAAATCACCGAGACTGACCAACGAGATAACACAGCGTACTGCGTTATTTTAAATTAATAATAAACTAAAAAACACAAACCAATGAAAGATTTTTACGGATTTTGGAAGCATGACAAATATGCTGACCTAAACAGCCACTACAAGTCAATAGTTGCCGGCATAGAAACTCTTGACCTAAAACCAGAATATAGGAACCTTGTTATCAAGGACGTTAAGGAGAAGTTAAATAATCGTTTACAAGAGATAAATAAACAACTAATAATGCCAACCAATGAAAAAGTCTGATTTAAACGATAAAGTAAAAAGGACTTATGAAATGCCAAACAATAAGACCTTTATACCTAACCAGCTTATTAAGGCTACTGATTTTATAACAGATACAGAGTTCCGGTTATTATGTGTTTACCTATCTCAAGTCAATGGTATAACTTTGAAAATATCAAATTATGCAAAAACACTTAACATAAGCGAAAAATATGTTATTAAAACTCTAAACAGTTTAGCTGAAAAGGGTGTGCTTAGATTTACAAATTCTGATTGCATTCTTGAACTTGATGCTATAAAAAATGGATGTGCACATCCAAAAAAAATGGACGTTGACATCCCAAAAAATGGATGTACACATCCAAAAAAAATGGACGTTGACATCCCAAAAGAAATGGATGTTGACATCACTAAAAATGGATGTGCACATCAAATTATACATCAGGAAACAGTTGATGCTGTAGGCGTAGACGATCCCTATAAGACTTCTTTTAAGACTCCGCAGGAATCCCCTGACGGCGGGAGGCGACCCTCAGAGGGAGCGCTCCCAGACGTCAAAGATATTCAAGACGCGGCTACGCCGTATATAGGGAAAAATTTGGATTTGGATTTGGGAGCAGAGTCGTCTGGTCGCACCTATGAGGGTGCGCCAGCCTCTAATGTACGTAACTATTTTTTTAATACCCCAAATACCAAATACATTAAAAGTTTATATAAATCAGTTGATATAGTTACTTACGAAGAATTTGAGATTTGTATGTTGATTGGTATTATACTTCAATTGAAGGAATGGGGTCATAATCCCAAATCATTTGACGAATTACAAACATACTTCAATGCTACTTGGATTACTGGTTTTGAAATAACAGTTGAATCAACATTTTCCGTAGGTTTTCCTTTTTATGATAATCCAGCTAATTCAGAAAAGGTTAAAGCTGTTATAAATAACTTTAAAAAAACTTTACCGGTAAAGAGTAATACCTCAATTCCGAAACCTGTTGAACCTTCAAATCAAAAACAATTACCTAAATCAATTAAACAAATGCTTGCAGATAAGTATAAGAAATAACTACCTCAACTGAATAAACTGAATAAACTGTATGCACTTACAAAGGTATCCTCAAATGGGTACCTTTTTCTTTTATAGCTACCTCAACTGCTTGCCCCCTGAAAGGGGATAATCCCAACTGGAATATCCGAAGTAGTTTCCCGCCATACAATATACCGGCGAAGCATAATAAGCTCTTAAAACGCTTTAAAATGCTTCGCTTATTTTTTTAAGAATTTTGGTGAGTTGGGAACTATTTATTATAAACATCAACCAATGGATAGAACACCAATCATTAAGAGGGATTACTCTGCCCTAACGCCGACTCAGGCAATGAGTAAAATCAGAAGAACGCAAGACGAGATATGTGAACTTATTACCATACTCAGTCTTGATATCAAACAGCAAGACACTATCGTACCCAAACTGATAGAGCTTAACCAAACCATCAACACTATAATCAAAGCATTTAAAGGTAGCTTATGGCGGTAGGTTACTGGCAGCAACATCATCAGGCTGCACTGATTGAGTACATCACATGTACAGGCATAACTTCTGGAACAACACAACACCGGCTATTCAATACAGTACTATACCAGCCCTTATGCCATTTGGCTAAGCAAGCACTGTACAGCACAGGCATAGCAATCACAGATGATAACATACAAGAGATACTTACCCACATCTATGAGTCAATACTACCAAAGGTATCCAAGGATAAGGCAGCAGCATTCTTACAGTATGCATACACATCAGCAAAGAACCTAGCAATCACATCGATATACTTACGTGGAACTAAGAGACAAGAGTTTATTGGCTATACAGATTGTCTGCCACCTACAGAGGGCTCCATGAATGCTGATGATCTGGTGAGTGAGAAGGATATCAAGATACAGATCATTGAGAAGCTAGACCAGAAGATAAAGGAGCAGAAGATACTCAACCGAACCAATACGATATACCTGCTGCTGCTTCGCCAATATATCCTTGATCACGACTACGATACCACAGGGTTCAAGAGCTATTGTATGAAGACAATGAGGATATAGTAAGGAGGAAGAGAATGATTCATAAAGCAAGCTCAGTATCTTATGGCGGATTGGGAAGGGGTGGCACCTCTCAAAAGCTAGGGAGACCTACATACCCCACCAGTCCGAAGAGATTTACAATATCTTGTATTTGGGGGTGTTGGTTTCAGATTAAACCCCATCAGATTTAAACCATAAGCATCAGCGTATTTATATTAAACAAAACCATGAAAAAGATATCTGCAATTAAACTTAAAAAAGAACTTACATCCATCAATGCAGACCCAGCAACAATAGAGCTTATTACTAATTCACTATCAATGTATAACGACTTAGTAGACAAATATATCGCCGGTACAATTGGTCGCGACATTTATTTGCTATACCAAATCCAAGCAAGTCTGGTAAAACAAATGGCTGAATTAAAAAAAGCTACCAAGCAAATTAATTCAGAGGACGAGAAAGATAGCTTCGATGAAATGATAAGCAGCCTAAAGAAAATCGGAAATGACAAATCTTGAGATCGCTGTTAAATATGCTGATGATTGCATCGATGGTACTATACCGGCTTGCATCTACGTCAAGCAGGCAGCCAAAAGATTTTTAAATGATTTGCATTCAGATACATTTATGTATGATAAAAACGAAGTTGATAAAGTTGTTGCTTTCATCAATGCGTTATATCTCACAGAACAAAAGAAGCCCAAGCGTTTTATGCTGGAACCGTGGCAGACATTCATCGTAGCAAACATGTACGGCATTTGCCATATCTCAAATGGCTTAAGAAAGTACCGGTCAGCATACATAGAGATGGCTCGTAAAAACGGTAAGTCACAGTTAATAATTGCGTTAGCACTTTACCACACTTTGTTTGATACCGATGCACAAGTGGTTATATCAGCCAACAGCCGAGAGCAAGCCAAGTCGGTAGACTTCCGTAAGGCGAAACAGATGGCGCTACAACTTGACCCCAAGCAACGAAAAATTACGCACTATTATAACTCCTTGAAATTTGGATCGAACGAACTTATTGTAACCGCATCAGATGCCAAGCGATTGGACGGTTTAAATGCTAGCTATGTATTGGTTGACGAGATGCATGAAGCCAAGGATTCAAGAATGTACAATGTTATGAAGTCTAGCCAAGGCGGACGAGAGGAGCCAATGTTGGTGGCAATCACTACCGCCGGATTTGATACCGAGTCTTTTTGCTATTCATTACGCACGTACTGTACAGAGATTTTATCCTGTGAGAAAGTTGATGATAATCAGTTTGCTATCATATATACTATAGATGTAGATGATGTAATTGAAGATAAATCGTGCTGGATTAAAGCTAACCCAAATATGGATGTTAGTATATATTCAAACTTCCTTGATGGTGAGGTTACCAAGGCTACTAATAATGAGAGTGAAAGAGCAGGCGTTGCCGTTAAAAATTTCAATATATGGTTGAAGGCTAATACATCAGACATATGGATACCGGAATCATATATAGCAGCATCTATGAAAGACATATCTATGCAAGATGATATGTTTCAAGATCAGGAATGTATTGTTGGTATTGACCTTGCCTCTGTATCTGACATAACGGCAGTCTCTTATTTATTCTCAATTGAGGAAAAGCTGTATTTCTTCACCGAATACTACATCCCAGAGGATTCAATGTCAACCAACCATAACAGAGAGCTTTACAAAGAAGCCGGAGCCTTAGGTCAGATCAACATTACCGAAGGCAACGTTGTGGACTACGATAGGGTGCTTAACGATATAATTGAAGTTCATAACTCGCATCCTGTCAGGATGATATCGTATGATCGTTTTAATTCTACATCTTTTGCCATTGATGCGACGGAAGCTGGTTTTATGATGGAACAATTCAGTCAGCTAGCCGGAAGTATGAACCGACCGCTCAAGGAATTTGAGAGGCTGATCAGGAGTGATCAGATAGTTATACAGAAGAATTCGATAACGAAGTGGATGATGGCAAATGTTGTCCTCAAGATTAATGCGATGGGAAATTACAGTATAGATAAAAGCTCACGGTCAAAGAAGATCGACGGAGTATCCGCTATGGCTGATGCCCTAGGGGCTTTGTTAACAATACCGACATTAGGGGTTAACGTTTGGTAAATAATTTTGATTTTGGTGTATTTATTTAAAACATAAAAAATGAACATATTCAACAGAAAAGCAAAACCGCCTGTAGTTGAGGAAAGATCGCTAGAGAGTGAATGGACTAACCCGATTATGGGAACACTTTCACTGAGTAGCTTCAACCAATACACGACCGCGAAGAGTATGAAGTTAAGCACAGTTTATCGTTGCGTAAACCTCATTTCAGACTCAATCGCCAGCATGCCAATAATCCCTTACACCTACCTGTTAAACGGTCAGGTAACTAACTGGAAGTATATAGATTACGAAAATAATCTGTATAGCCTTTTGAACATTCAGCCCAACAGCGTAATGTCTTCAAACACATTCAAGAAGATGATCGTTTCAAATATGATTTTGAATGGCAACGCATTCGTGCTGATCAGCCGGAAACCAAATGGTAGGGTAGATTCTCTAACCCTGATGAACTCCGACTTTATGGAAATCAGATTTACCAAAGGAGTCCTTACATACTATGACAGGGTAAACAAAATTGCTTACGATGCAAACCAGATCATTCACCTGATGAACTATACCAGTAATGGTTATATCGGTTTATCTACGCTTTCACACGCCGCAACTACGTTGGGTATATCATATGCATCAGAACAACATACTGATGCTTTTTTCAAAGGTGGGGCTGCATTGGCTGGGATACTCAGACCAATCGCCGGAACTAACATAAACAAACAAAAGGCTACAGATGCAAAGGCTGCATTCGTACAGGCTTTATCAAATGATCTTACCACCAATACAAACTCAATCATTGTATTGGATAGTGGCCTGGAATACCAATCAATCACCGTAAACCCAAAAGATTCCCAGTTACTTGAGTCAAGGGCGTTCAACGTAAACGACATATGTCGATTTTTCGGCGTACCTCCGACAATGGCTTTCAGCGAAACAGGTAAATTCTCAACCGCGGAGCAGCAACAGATTGATTATCTGAACAATACGATTAATCCATTGGTGGAGAAATTAGAGAACGAATTTTTCAGAAAGCTGTATTTACCTTCTGAGTGGATGACAAGTGATCTTAAATTCGACGTAGAGAACCTTATGCGTACCGATGCAACCTCAAGGGCAGCTTACTTCAATACATTATTCAGAGTTGGTGGTTATACCGTAAATGAAATACGTGAGAAACTTAATGCTGGTTATCCGGTAGCCGGAGGTAACAGGGCTTTTATTGATAACAACGTCCAGCCGACTGATGCATTGATATCAGAACAAACGGTTGTATCAGACCCAGCTAAACAGCTTGATAATAATTTAAAACAAAACGATACACAGTAATGGAAAATACAACAGAAAAAAGATATGTGGTAAGCATGCGTGCCAATGAAGGAAGCAGGCTTATAGAAGGAACCGCAATCGTATTTAATTCCCAGTCTGAGGACATGGGCTTCAGAGAGGTTATAGCCCCAGAGGCGATTGATCAGGCATTGCTTGATTCAAGCGATATAGTCTTTTTAATCAATCACAATGACGACATGATACCTATCGCCAGAAGCAAACGCGGCAAGGGTTCATTGAAGTTAAGGTTAAACCAGACCGGTGTTGACTTTGCATTCAATGTTCGCAAGACAGCAATCGGCGATGAAGTACTTGGAGCGATTCAGGACGGCTCATTAGATGCATGCTCATTTGCATTCGCGGTTGCCGAAGGCGGCGAAAAGTGGGAGAAACTTTCCGACGGTAATTACCTCAGAACTATCACCAAGATCGGTTTGCTCCGCGATATGTCAATAGTAAACTTCCCAGCTTATTCAGCAACGGTTGTAAATACCAGAGGACTTGAAGAGTTGAAAGAAAAAGAAAGCCGCGAAGTGGTTGTAACTGTTGTTGTAACCCCAGAGGAAAAGCCAGAGGAAAAACCGGAACCTGAAATGCTGGAAACTGATGCCGTAGGTGACCCTGAACCAGCCCCAGAAACAGGTACCACAGAGAACGATGATCGTGTATTGGCAGAGTACTTCAGCCAGTATGATGCTATCATTGAATCACTGAAAAAATAATAAATAAAAAGTAATCGAAATCGGTTATTTATTTTAAAACCCGTAGATATGAACTTGATAGAATTAATTGAAACGCGTAAAAGCAAGTTGGCGGATTTGGAGTATATTCTTAAAACAAATAAACTTGAAAAGCGAAAACTCTCAGCCGTTGAAAGCCACGTATTCGACGCAACAAAAAAAGAAATTGACGCTCTGGATACAGAGATCACAAAAAAGAATAATAACATTACCTCTATAACAAAAACACAAAAAAGAAAAAAGATGGAAAATACAAAATTTAATTTGCTGAAAGCTATTGCTGCACGCGCTAACGGACAATCGATTGAAGAATACGCTGAGTTCATTGAAGCTGGAAAAGCTGAAATGCGTAAGGCTGGCTTGAGCTATTCAGGTGAAATCGTTCTTCCGATGGAACATAGGTCTGGTGAAATCCTAGCTCAAACACAATACGCTGGACAAGAAGTAGTTGCAGAAGATAAATTTTCAATCCTTGAACCGCTTCGCGACTCTTTGACATTGGTGCAAGCTGGGGCCAATTTTATTAGTGGACTCGTTGGGGATGTAAGTATCCCTACTTACGCCGGTACATCCGCATTATGGAAAGGTGAGATTGTAGCTGCTGGAAACGGTGCTGGTGCTTTCGCTGAAGTAAATCTTTCACCTAAACGTCTGACTACCTACATCGACATTTCAAGACAGTTCTTGAATCAGGATTCTGCAAGTGCAGAACAAATGCTTTACAGCGATATATATAACGCTATAAGCGATAAACTGGAGCAGACCATCCTTGGTGCTGCATCTGGTTCAACTACTCAGCCAGCCGGTATTTTCTACGGAGCTACTGACGTAACCGGAACAACTGCATATGTTACTTTAGTAAATATGGAGCAGGCATTAGCCGAATCTAAAGTTAGCGGTAACTACGCTTTCATTATGTCTCCAGCTACAAAAGCAACTTTGAAGACTACCTTGATGGCTACCGGTTCAACCGCTGGATTTATCCTTTCGGGTGCCGACGTTATCGGTTATCCTTACTTTACCACTAATGCTGTACCTACTACCCGTATAGCACTTGCTAAATGGTCAGAGCTAATCATAGCCTCTTGGGGAAGTATAGACCTCATTGTGGACAATTATACCGTCGCAAAAGAAGGTTTGGTTCGTCTTGTTATCAATGCTTACTTCGATGCTAAATTCCGCAGAGATGTAGCTGTTGAAACCGCAACAATTTCCTGATCTTAGAATCATATTAATTAAAGCCCGCCTAACAAGCGGGTTTTTTTTGTGCACTATTTGATATGTAATTTGCGATAACGGCTATTTATTCTTAAACATACAAATATGGCTTACATAACATTGGCTCAGGCAAAAACCCATCTTCGCGTCGAGACTGATTATACAGATGACGATACCTACATCAGCTCACTCATAGACGTGGCAGAATTATCCGTTAACGAATTTTGTAATGGTGGGTTAACCGGTTATACAGTATCCGGCTCAACGATGCCGGTAACCGTTGTACAGGCAACGCTATTACTCATAGCTCACTACTATGTAAACCGGCAGATCGTAGCCTTTGCTACACCATCAGAAATCCCGTATGCGTTCCGATTCCTGTTGGATTTTTACCGAAACAGAACAATAATTTAATTAGCACCAAACGACAATGATTGTAGGAAACTTGAGATATGATATAGTAATCCAAGAGCTCCAGAAGTTGAAAGACTCATATGGTGCTGAACAGGATATATATGTAAACATAATGAACCTGAAAGCTGATGTGAAATATCTCAGCGGGACAAAGCAGGTTGAGAATGACGCGTTGGTTAACACTGAGATGATTCAGTTTACCACGTACTACCGTCCGGTAAAAGAGGATTACAGGATAGTTTTTAAAAACAAACTGTACAAGATCAACGCGGTAAATGAGATTGGAATGAAGGAAGGTCTTAATATAATGACCGAACTTATCCAAGGAATAGCGGCTTCTGATAACCAGTACGTACAAACCGGTACCACATACACCCAAGGGGGAAACTCATTGGATGATTACTTGCTTATCGAAGACTTTGAAGACTGGATAGCTACTGGTTCAACCAGCGGGGCAACCGGTACTTCAGGTTATAGCGGATACTCAGGAATGGGTTTATCAGGTTACTCCGGTATTGATGGATTAAGTGGTTACTCTGGCATAGATGGTATTGGCTCTGACGGGGCTTCAGGATACAGTGGATACTCAGGTCAAGACGGGGTTATTGGTAGCAATGGCGCCAGCGGGTACTCCGGCTTTTCAGGCTACTCTGGTTTAAATGGTGGGGAAGCCGCATCAGGTTTCTCTGGTTATTCTGGTTATTCAGGTATAAACGGAATTGGTACATCAGGTTATAGTGGTCAAAATGGAAGTGCCGGAGCAAGTGGTTTATCAGGTTACTCAGGCATAAATGGTAACAATGGCGCAAGCGGTTATAGCGGACAGAATGGAAGTGCCGGAGCAAGTGGTTTATCAGGCTACTCAGGTCAGAATGGAAGTGCCGGAGCAAGTGGTTTATCAGGTTATTCTGGAATAGATGGAGCCAGCGGAATAGATGGCGCAATCGGTTATTCTGGTTATAGTGGATATTCTGTATCTTTAGTTACACTTAAACGATCAGCAAGTACAGTAGCTCCAGTTATAACTGGATGGATAGAAGTCAATGATTTTTATGCACCAGCTCAAGCTACACTTATGAATGTAAGTAATTTTGATTCTTCAGGTAACGATATACATGATTTTAATGCATCAATACAAATTGGTGATATAATAACACTATATGAATCATCATCATTATATCATACATATAGAATAACAGGGATAACAGATAGTAGCTCATACAATTCAAACCCATTTCTAGGATATTTTGTTTTTGATATTGTGTGGTTATATGGTAATACATCCGAAGCTGATGCCGGCGCAAATTGTTATATTTTACTAAACAGAATTGGTGTAAGTGGATATTCTGGAATCGATGGTGCAAGTGGTATATCAGGTTACTCAGGTCAAGACGGGGTTATTGGTAGCAATGGCGCAAGCGGATATTCAGGCTTTTCTGGATACTCAGGTTTAAATGGCGGTGAAGCCGCATCCGGTTTCTCTGGTTATTCTGGGTATTCAGGCATAAACGGAATTGGTGCATCAGGTTACTCTGGAATAGATGGTGCTTCTGGAATATCAGGTTATTCTGGTCAGGATGGAAGTGCCGGAGCAAGTGGAATATCAGGTTACTCTGGTGTTGGAATACAAGGGTTATCAGGTTACTCTGGTCAAGATGGTAGCAATGGGGCTTCAGGCACATCTGGTTACTCAGGTCAATCTGTTTCTGGTTTAACTGATGCAACATTATATTTTGTTTCTGGTGTATTACATACGCCTGCAATTGCTGTTACATCAACAGGTGTTACAGTAAACCTAAACGCCGATATGCTGGATGGTCATCATTGGTCGGAGATATCAGCCGTATCTGGTTATTCAGGATTCTCAGGATTAAATGGAGATACTGGCGCAAGCGGTATTTCAGGTTATTCGGGATTCTCTGGCATAGATGGCGGCGCTGGTACAAGTGGTTATTCAGGATACTCTGGCGTAGATGGACGTACTGGAGAAACCGGCACATCAGGTTACTCAGGCAAATCTGGTTTCTCTGGTTATTCAGGATACTCAGGGTATAGTGGAGCATTTGCTGGAAGCGGTACATCAGGTTATATTGCAGTATTCAACGGATCAAACTCTCTCACAAACTCGTCAGCATTAGAGTCATTGTATATTGTAGATGGTGATCTTATTTTCGGCGGTGCAACATCAGGTTATGATAACAGAATATTTTTACCTGAACTGCACAATGCATTATATTCTGCCAATAAGAGGTGGACTGTAAGTTTAAAAACTTATTTGAAATCTGATGATAGTTTAACAGGTACTATTGCAGATAGTTCTGTATTATATTTGTTTAACGGTGATTGGCGTTCATCTAACTCTTTAGCGGCAAATAGCTATGAACTTTTGGATATAAGTTTTACTGGCGATGTAGGCGGAAAGTTTCCGTATGTGGCAAATAACAGTACATTTTACTTAACATTTGATGACTGGCACGTTTGTAATACAACTACTGAACCGCCGACTTGTACTATATACAATGCCAGTTATCCTGCTGGAACAACTTTGGATTTTGATGTAATTACCCTTAAAAATGGTATTTGCGTTCGCTTCGAAAATCCAACTCACACTGACATTACCAGAATTGTTTTCAGGCTAAATACCAATGGTAATACGCAGGTAAGGCTAGGTCAGGTTATGTGGTTGCTAAGGAATGACTACAATATGTCACCTAAACCTTTTGTGCATAAATCAATCGCAAATACGTTGCACGATGCACTTACGTTAAATTCTACGTTCGATGTTCTAGGTGGTGTTATTAAACTTACGGGTGTATCAATGATAAGATACCCAAATCAGACCAATTTCAATGGTTCTTTGATCTTTGGTAACGGTGGTGCTAATCTGGCACATAGCACTGGTGAACAAGGCTATGGCGCAACGCTTCTCGGTATTAATGCCGGTCTGGATTTAACCACTGCTCTTTATACAACCTGCACCGGTTATAATGCTTTACAGGATTGTAGCGCCGGTGACGCCAATTCAGCTTTTGGTGGCTTTGCCGGATACCTCTCAACCGGTTCTTTTGGTACATTTGTAGGATATCAGGCTTCAAGGAGTTTAGTTGCAGGTGATTATAATACATCAATCGGTATGCGTGCCGGTAGATATCTTAATATATCTGGTGAAGCTAATGCTTATTCAAACTCTTGCTATATTGGTGCATTAACAAGGGTAAGTGCAAGTGGTGTATCAAATGAAAACGCATTTGGATATAATACGTATGGTAAAGGTTCAAATACTGTAAACATAGGTGATACAAACATTTCTGGAACATATTTAAACGGAACCATCTATTCAGCAGGAACTTACTCCGCAACCGTCGGAGCAACAAACCGTGACTTATACATTGATAACACCGGTAAGATTGGGTATGTTTCTTCTGCACTCAGGTACAAAGATAACATTGCACCACTCGAAAATGCTGATTGGATTTATGATTTGAATCCGGTTAACTTCACCTACAAAAACGATGAACTCAATATAACCCAGTATGGTTTGGTAGCTGAGGAAGTTGAACAGGTTAATCCAGACTTCGTTGATTACAATGAAGACGGAACTATTGAATCTGTTTACTACAGTAAATTAATTGTACCGCTGTTAAAGGTAGTACAGGATTTGAATGATAGAATAAAGGTACTGGAAGCAAGGTAATGGCAGAGATATATTTTTTGGCTAATAATGAACTCTTGCTCAGCGGGGCTACGCAAAACATAATGATGGTTGCGGAGACCCCGCCTGCCGGTCTATGGTCAACGATGACCCAATACTTCCCGTTTGAAGAATATCTTGAAGATCAGGGGGATTGGTATATTCCAGACTACGCCGGCAATAAAAGTTCATATGAATACGGAGCATATCCGGTTCCAGCAAAATATAACAACGGTCTTTTTAACAATTATTTTGCGAATAGAATTCTATACCCATCAGCATCATACAATACATTCAGCGGAAGCTTTACTGTAAGCGCTTGGGTTAATTTTATTGACTGTAGTGGATATGGAACAGACGAGGTTAGATACATCGTTCACAAGGTAACATCGGATACTTATACAACAGGTTACCTTGTTGGCGCCAATACAACCGGTGGTGTTACAATGCAGTTCATTTTTGCTGTCAGTCTCGACGGAACACTCCAAACAATTACAACAACAAAGGTTGGTGGATACGCGATAGATACTTGGTATCACGTTGTTGCCGTGTACAATAGCTCCTCAGGGATGAAACTGTATGTGGATAATGAACTGGTTGCAAGTAATTCAACTACCGGCGCACTGCTGGATACATCAGGTGGTTCATTAAATATGTCAAATGACTATAACACAAACAACCACTCAATGTATGGTACGCTTGATGAAGTAGCTTTATTTTCTTCTGCATTATCAACAACACTTATAAGCGAACTTTATAATGACGGCACTGGAACGTTTTACACAGGATAATGGGAGATTACAAAACATATACTGACGCGGTAACTGTTGAACTACTAGGGGATAAACAGATGCGTGATCTGCTGCTCTCGCTGGATACTGTCATCAGCAACAAACTGGTATTAGCAGCTCTAAATCAGGGTGCCCAATATATCAACCAGAATATACAAGGTCGATTTATGGCAACCAAAAAGAATAAGAGCAAGACCGGATATGCTGCCACGGCTTCTTTATATAAGGTTCAACCGATCAAGAATTACTTCAAGACCGGTGTGAAGCTCGGGATATCAGGTAAGGAAGGTTATAAATACCGGTGGGCAAACTGGGGCACCGCCGAGCGTAGTTATATCAAACGTAGCGGAAAGGAACCACCTGTCAAGCATGAAACCGGTAAAGTAAGCGCAACCAACTTCTTCTACGGAGCTGTTGCTGCATCAGCACCAAGGGCGAACCAGATAGTGGGTGAAAGCATTATAAAAGCATTAAAGGAGATGAAACAAAATGCCGACAATCAGGCTAAGTCCTAGACGCATTTATAAGCGATTAAAACACGCTTCTAAAAGGACAAGTGAGATACACAGGGATGTGTATAATACGTCGCTATGGAGCGTCCTACGGCTTGAGTACCTAAGAAATAACCCGCTATGCGAAATGTGCTTCAGCAAAGGAATAATAAAGAGCGGAATTGATGTTCACCATCGAGTACCAATCTCAAATGCAACAAATAAAATGGAGCGTCAAGCGCTCGGGTTTGATACAAATAATTTGCAAACATTATGCAAAGAATGTCACATAGAAATACATAAAATGAAATGATAAAACTTGGTCAAGCAATTTATAGCCTTTTAAGCTCAGCTACTGGTGTAACACAATACGTAGGTTTACACATTTTTCCAATAATTGTACCACAGGTGATAAATCTGCCTTGTGTGGTTTATGAACGCCAATCAAGTGATCAATTAAGTAAAGACGGGCACGGCATTTACGATTCTGAGGTATTCCTTACCATCATATCCACCAGCTACTCTAACTCAATTGATATTGCTCAGGCTTGCCACGATGCATTAGCTGAATACTCAGGTACCGCTGGAGGTTGTAATATTATTAAATGCAGGTTCCAGAGTATTAACGAAAATTACGTTGAGGAAGTATTCATGCAACGTATGTCATTCTCAATAAAATCCAGATAATTTGGTTTTTAAATTTCCTTTTTCTATATTTAAGGAAATCAACTAACCAAGGGATGAAAAAATTAGAAATTAAAGCCGGCGACCGCTATGGTCGATTAACTATTATTAGAGAGGT